ACGCATGGAGAACTATGAATGAGTTGGCTTTATTCGCAGGTGCTGGTGGAGGAATACTTGGGGGACATCTCCTCGGATGGAGAACAGTCTGTGCAGTCGAGTGGGAAGCCTATCCAGCAAGCGTACTGTGCGCCAGACAAAATGACAAAATTCTCCCGACTTTTCCGATTTGGGATGATGTACAAACCTTTGACGGAAAACCTTGGAGAGGAATTGTTGATGTCGTATCTGGAGGATTTCCATGCCAAGACATATCAGCTGCCGGTGCAGGCGATGGTCTTGACGGAGAAAGAAGTGGAATGTGGCGAGAGATGGCAAGGATTATTGGCGAAGTTAGACCTAAATACGCTTTTGTGGAAAATTCCCCAATGCTCACTTCTAGAGGACTTGGAACAGTCCTTAGAGATTTGGCCCAACTGGGGTACGATGCGGAATGGTGTGTGCTGGGAGCAGCCGATGTTGGCGCAAAACACAAGCGCAATAGAATCTGGATTGTTGTCCACGCCAGTAACATCGGATTACAAGGGAACATCCCAAAACAGCAAATTTCAAAGCAGAAAAATTCAATACCAGGCTTGGGACAATGGGGAAAATTGCACGACACTTTATCCAAACCCATCGGTATACGAAGTCTTAATGTGGTGGCCGGAGGGGTGGACAGACTTAAAGCCATTGGAAACGGACAAGTCCCCTTATGTGCAGCAACAGCATGGAGACTCTTAAATGAAAGAATTTAACCCACATAACGCTTATGACACGCTTGAGCGTATTAAATACAAATATGCAGAAGCAGTAGGTTTAGTTGCTGGTCTAGAAGCAAAAAAAAGAGCAATTATTGCAATAATGATGAAAAAGTCTAATGAAAATGCTTTAGGCGCACAAGAAAGAGAAGCCTATGCCTCTTTAGAATATGCGGAATATTGCGAACAAATTGATGTAGCAACTGCCAATAAAACTTTATTAAAATTAGAAGTAGCACAAGCGCAAATGGAATTTGAAGCATGGCGCACAGAACAAGCTACAAATAGAAACATTGAAAGAATGACCCGATGAGGAAAAAAGGCACAAAAAACCTTAATCCTTACATTAGGGAAGGTACTGATATGAACATTGCTGACATTGCTAAAGAATTAAACATTACGCAAACAGAGGCAGAAACAGCATTAAAAGGGGCATTGCGTAAATTTAAGCGTTATTTTGCAAAACAAAACATTCAAAAAGAACATTATTTATGATTCATTACCACGGCCTTCCCATAACCCCAGCTACAGTAGCTAACTATGCCGTGCAAGCTGGTCATGCTTTTGTTTCTTATGCCCATTCAGACCAAATTGGAACTGCTTTGGAAGTATGCCAATCATTTGCTATAGACAATGGTGCTTTTAGTGCTTGGAAAAGCGGTAAACCTATTACTAATTGGGATGCTTATTATGATTGGGCATTAAACCTTAAAAAAGTACCATCTTGTGATTTTGCTGTTATTCCCGATGTAATTGACGGCACGGAAGCTGACAATGATGCTTTATTGGAAGATTGTCCATTACCTAAATGGTTTGGCGCTCCAGTATGGCATATGCACGAGTCTTTAGAAAGGCTTGAACAGTTAGCCAATTATTATGTGCGTGTTTGTATTGGCAGTTCTGGTGAATACGCCACCGTTGGAACAAATGTTTGGTGGTCAAAAATGGGTCAAGCTATGCGTGTAATTTGTGATGATATGGGCAGACCAATGTGTAAATTACATGGTTTGCGTATGTTAGACCCAGCAATATTTACTAAATTACCATTTTCATCTACAGATAGCACTAATATAGCAAGAAATGTAGGAATAGATAAACATTGGAAAAATGGTAATTACCCACCACCAACTAAAGAAGCCAGGGCACAAGTAATGAGAGCTAGGATTGAAGCTCATAATGCACCAGCCACTTGGAATTTTATGCAGGTTGAACAAGAAGGATTATTTTGAAACTTACACAAACATTTTATTTTGACGCTGCACATACATTAAAAGGTAGGTATGTGGATGTACACGAAAAAATGCAATCAGAAAATATACATGGGCATACTTACCATGCAAGCATTTCAGTTAAGGGTGAACTTGATAAAGATGGCATGGTTAAAGATTTTGGGCATTTTAGTTGGGTAATTAACCCATTAAAAATACGACTAGACCACAAATTTTTAGATAATGTTGAAGGTTTAGAAAGACCAACATTAGAAAATTTATGTCTTTACATTGCCGATTTTTGCAAAGATGTTAAAGGTTTATGTGAAGTAACTGTTGAGCGAAAAGCCTCTGGCGATAAATGCACATTGGAGATTTAATGACCGACTATTCAGAAAACTATTTACGCATACAACAATTATTAAAAAAATACCACAATGCTACACTTAAAAACCAATACGAAAAAGCTACTTTAATTGCCAATGAAATAGCAGAAGAAACTATTAAATTAGAGTTTTCTACCTATGACCAAGTTAGGAAACAATGGTTAAGCTAATGCGTAATATGTTTGCCACGCATACAGACTATGCGGACTTTAAAGGGTTAATACCTAGTAACCCTTATTTAGTCCCTAGCAATGTAGATGGCATACTTGAGCGTAATGGGAAATTTCTTATTTTGGAATGGAAGCGACTTGGTGAAAAAGTTAGCGAAGGCCAACGCATTATGTTGCAAGCATTGGCAGCAAAGCCTAGTTTTATGATTGTTATTATTTATGGCAACACCGACAACGAAACCATTGTAGACTCATATTGGTTACTAACCCCCGAAGGTAAACCAGTAAAAGCTGGAGTAGGGTTTGAGTCATTTAAACAGTTTTACAGACAATGGTATGAATTAGCCGATGGCAACAAAAAGTGAAAAAAACTATATGGCAAGAGTTGCCCAACTCGGTTGTATATTGTGCAGTACCGTGCTTGGGTATGAAGACAGTCCTGCCGAAATTCACCACATTAGAAGGGCTGGTGTCCGTGCTACAAGCCCCATTATCCCCCTCTGTCCTCTCCATCACCGAGGAAACGATGGTATTCACGGACTGGGTAGAAAAGGTTTTGAAAGAAAGTGGAATACCACCGAGGAAGCGTTACTACAGAAAGTCAAACAAAGCCTGGGAGACTAAAGTTCTAGAGGGTCTACAAAGCCCAATTCTTTAGCGATGCGGTGCGCCCTGTTGCGAAACTCTTTGTCGTGATGTGTCCAGCGTTGAGTCTTGTGGCGGCTCATGTGGATACACTCATGGAATAATACTTTTAAAACTGTATCTATTGAGCCACAACGGGCTTCTGAAATGGTAATGATGTGTTCAAATTTGTCATTGCCGGTGTCGTAAAGGTAAGTACCCATAGTAGCTGGGTCTTTGTCTACAATAAATAAAACCTCTTCAGGCAAAGGCATACTCCAATTACAAAATGGTTTCATGCAATAAACTGCACTGTATAGATTAAAAAGAATAGCTGGACTTAATTTCATACGCCAATAATTTTTCCACGGAATTCTACTTCGTCTTCGCCCCAAACTCTAATAATTTCAGGCATTAACAATTTCTTTCTTTCAAAAGAAAGTAAAGCCCATCCACTATTCCAATCTTTAACTGAGTCCTCAGTATAAGAAAATTGAGGCCCATTAACATCTGCTAATGTACCTGTTTGACAACCCCATCTTGTGCCAGAATAGTCAGCTACTGGAAACACAGATAAATGGTGCGTATGCCCAGTAATCATATTTGTGCCAGCAGCCAAAGGATTTGCTCTTGTTGCGCCAAAAGAACCTTTATGTCGGTGTTTTATGCAAGTGTCTTCATTAACCCAAAAAGACCAACAAGAATTCCACATTGGAAAGTAATCTTTTAAATGAGTACCAGGCACACCTTCAAATGCTGGTAAATTTTGAACTACAGAGGCAAGAAATCTTTGGTCATGGTTACCCATCGTCCACACTAATTTAGCGCCTTTAGCAACTTTTTCAATTTCGCCAAGATAATGTTGGCAAGCCTCTAATTCTTCTTTTACGCTTGGTAATTTGTCAAAATCCATCCTTGGAAATCTTGACAAACCACTTCCATCAAAACAGTCCCCATTCGCTACGATTACCGAAGGTTTATGTTCTTTTATACCTTCTATCAATGATTTAAAAGCTGTAGTAGTAATGTCAGGCCAAAAATGCGCATCAGAAAAAACAACAATTCTGCCTTTTTCTAAGTCAATACCTCTACGAACATGACCTTCTGTTTGTTGAATTTTTTTAATTAAATCAATTCTTTG